TTGCTGGAGATCATTCCAAGTATGATTTAGAGATGAAACCGAGTGAGATGTTTTTGGCTTTTAAGGCTATTATTGAGCTTGCCGAAGAATGTGATTATGACCAAATAGATCTTCAAATTATGAGGGGAATAGCAACGGAAATTTGTTACCCCACTATGTCTTATGATGGGACTTTGGTTCAGCTGAATGGTTCCAATCCATCAGGACAAAATTTGACGGTGTATATCAATTGTATTGTGAATTCTTTTTTGATGCGTTGTGTGTATTTTCGCAAGTATACATTGTGCGCAGTACCTTTTCGGACTAATGTCGCTTTGATGACGTATGGTGATGATGTAGTAGGATCAGTGTCAAAAGATGCAGATGATTTTAATATAATTACCACCATTGAGGAATTGGCCCGTGTTGGAAAAAAGTTTACAATGCCAGACAAAGAATCAGTAGCTTTGAAATTTTTGACTATCGACTCTGTCGACTTCTTGAAACGGAAGTTTAGATTCGAGCCGGAGGTCGAAATGTATTTTGCACCTCTGGATGACATGTCTATTTTAAAGTCCTTACACTCTGTTATTGGAACAGCAGCTCTTTCAAAGGAAGAATTGGCAGGCTGTAACATAGATGGAGCAATGCGAGAATGGTTTTTTCACGGCGAAGCCATTTACGAAAGCAATAGGAAGAAATTGCAAATTGTAGCTGCGAAATGTGGTATAGAACACCACTGTGCTGAATTGCACACAAGTTATGCTGAACGCATGGTTCAGTGGAAAAAGAAGTATCTGGAGCAAGACGTCCAGTCTTTTATTTCCGAATAGTGTCCGAAACCACTTTAAAAGCTTCAGCCCGAATCCCATCGGGTTATGTGATATTTGTTAAAAAGGGATGTATATAATTGGATACCATGAAATTTGTAAATATTTTTCTTCATGTTGTGATTCATGTTTCATAGGCTTTGTATATATAGTTTCGGTAGTTTTTACTACCCCCGTTGGCTACGGGAATACATGTAGATGCAGGTAGATGGATTGAGTTTTCCATTTACCATTGTAAATTAATTAACTCGCTAACACAAATAAAAATGTAAATATAGACACAGTTAAAGGCTCCGATTCCTTGATTAACATCACGGTTAACGAACAAACTGAGAGCTCGCGGGCTCAGAATGTAACCTTTAACGACGCAAACCCCGCATGGTTGCAAGTTGTGCATAACGACTTGGATGCCACTTTTGGAAACGTTGATAACGATGACGCTCCGCTAGGAGATTTTTTGAAGCGCCCAGTTAGAATTCGTAGTTTTGATTGGACTCCTGGTACCACGTTTTTCCAAAAATTCAACCCCTGGGTTGAATTTTATACTAATCTGCGTGTTATCAATCGCATCAGTAACTTTAATTTGGTGCGATCGAATTTACACGTTAGATTTTTGATCAACGGTTCCCCATTTCATTACGGGAAAATTTTATCAGGATATACTCCGCGCGCATCGGCTATCTTGGATGTTAGCTCGGATCAATTTGAAAACGTTACGGCGTACGATGCAGATTTTAATTGCGCTCTGTCTCAAAAACCTCACGTATTTTTGGATTCCACTACTTCTTCCGGTGCAGATATAATTTTACCTTTCATTTCTCCTTTGAACTACATGTCCATTGTTGATTCAGATTGGAATACCATGGGCCTTATGTATATGCAATCTTTATCGATTCTGAAACACGCTCAAGGATCAGCAGATAAAGTTAATATTACTGTTTTTGCGTGGGCTGAGGAAGCCACGTTGGCTATTCCCACGTCGAAAATTTCTGATGATCTTTTTCCTCAATCTGGGTGCGATTACACCGCACAGATGGGTTTATTGAGTAAAGTGAGAGACGAATATGGTAATGATTTTATTTCCAAGCCAGCTGCAGTTGTGGCGAATATAGCAGGTAGGATGAAATCTTTACCAATGATTGGACCGTACGCTCGAGCATCAGAGGCTGGAGCAGGTGCTTTGAGTAGCATGGCAGCAGTTTTAGGTTTTTCGAGACCTTCCACTTCTCGCATTGGATACAACGTGCAAGCTCGACCTGGAGGAAATTACGCCAACACCAACGTTCCTGATACGTCTGAAAAATTGACATTAGATTGGAAACAGGAAGTTACAGTGGATCCTAGAACAGTTGGTTTGGGTTCCAATGATGATTTGTCTATTCGATCTATTGTTGCACACGAGAGTTATATGGGTCAATTCACATGGCCTCAAACTTTTGTTAATGAAGCTTTGCTATGGAACACTGTTGTGACGCCGTGTCTTGGTGTGGGCACAAGCACTGCTATGTATTTAACGTCTCCAGGATTTGCAGCTTTACCTTTTAGTTATTGGAGAGGTACTTTGCGTTACAGATTCGTAATAGAGGCATCTGCGTATCATAGAGGTCGGCTAAAAATAGTGTATGATCCTAACCAGGTTTATTCCACTTCCGACTACCAAACACAGTACACCCATGTTATCGATTTGCACTCGGAGAGAGATTTTACTATCGATGTTGGGTGGGGTAATAAGCATACGTACAAGCACTGCACTACGGGGCTGCCCCAATATGCTAACCAGGCATCTACGGGTGCTATTTTGGCTCCCCAAAATGATGATTTTAATAATGGTAGCATCGGCGTATATGTTGTCAATCAGCTGACTGGGCCCGATGACGCGATTGATAATGACGTTAAAATTAGTGTATTTGTGTCCATGGGAGAAGACGCTGAATTCTTCGCGCCTTCCGATTTTGTCATGTCCACCACTTCATATTTTCCTCAAAGTGGTGCTGAAATTGAAGAACCGTATGAAGCACAGGTGGGCGAGGACGCGGCAGCTAACGACTCTGAGCCATCTAAACCTTCTCCTCAGTTGACTGAGATGGCATTGGCTTCGCACGTGTTGCAGGATGATAAAGCCGTAATGGTATATTATGGTGATCCAATTTGCTCGTTTCGTGCATTGTTAAAACGATACAATTATCATACTTCTATGCGGTGGGATTTGACTGGTATGACTAGATCTATTTTGTATCGCGCTCGTTATCGTCATTGGCAGTTTCCATTTTATCGTGGCAGCAATGTCGCCAACACAAACGGTACGCGTGATCAGACAAATGGCGCTCTTGGAGTTAATTATGCTGCCATGACTTTATTGAATTATATGACACCAGCCTTTGTAGGATATAGGGGTGGTATTCGATGGAAAGCGTATTTGGTTGATTCAGCCCAATCTGTATCCCATCAACGTTATACGCGCGTCAATGCTTTTCCGACCGGTCTTCGCAACGGATACCGCGTGGACACATATACCCAAGATACGCTTGGGCAGGCCCAGGCAGCCAGTGACGATGAGTTGTTTTACAACGGGGACAATACTAACATGGGTGCCACTTTAGTGGCTACTCGATTGAACAATGTGTTGGAAGCTGAAATACCTTATCACAGTGATAAACGCTTTTATCCAGCCCGTCATTGCTTGGCAGCAGAAATACAGGAGGATCAATGTGATTTAGCTTCGTACGAGCTTAGTACGGTATCGGCACCAGAGTATTGCAAAACAATGTTCTTTTGTGCAGCCGCCGATGATTTTAGTTTGTTCATGTATCAGGGGGCACCAAAAATATATTTGTATCAAGCCGTTGCGCTTCCGTAATTTACGTTAGATTTTGTCAATATGTAAATATAAATGTAAAATAAATAAATAAATAATAAATAAATAAATAAATAATTATAAATATGTATATAATGTATATAATTTTAAAAATCCAGACAGTGGTCGTCTGGTACGTGTATTTAGCACGTTCGACAGTAGCACTTTGTGCTATACACTCATTTTTA